AAGTGGCGGCTACCACTAATAGCTAGATGTGTACAAGGTGGATGAGCTAACATATGTGTCCAGCCTTGGTCTAGTATGTCCAATACATCACCTTGGATGTGCTTTCCTTCTGTCTCACTCGGTAGAATGTCACAGCTAGTGGCATCTATTCCCAGTGATGTCAAGGCATCTCGAACAGCCCCAGAATGTTCGCAAGCTATGAGCCACTTCATTTTGTGTACCTCCTAGATATTAGTTCTCTGATCTCAAAAAAGCCTTGTAGCTCTGGCTCATTCTTCATTAAGAATCTTGCATAGTATGGAGCGTAGCTATTGGATAGCTTGAACTTAGTGTCGCTCTGTAGTAGTGCATTAAATCGCATGATCTCGAATAATGCCTTCATGCCGTAGCTAGTAGCACCAGTCTTTTTTAGTCTCATTGCAATAGTCCTAAGCTTTAGATAAATCCTAGGGTTGCGATTGTGAAAAGCTTTAAACTCTTCTTCTAATGTTGTGAAGTGTTTTGTCATGGTAGGTAGCGTCCTTGAAATGAGTGTGGATGTTTTTTAAAGAGGATCTAAGTGTTATAGATCCGCTTGTGACATACCCATGTTATAGCTTGAATATCACTTGGCAAGTAGTTTGTCTGCATTTCCTCATTTATCCATGCAGTAGCGTCAAGATAATCTGATTTAATACGTTCTCTTAATCTTTTTCCTATGTTTGGTACTTGCTTCATAGTCATACGTTCACCAAACCATATTGAATAGGCGTGGCCATCAATGCACACATCTTTTCTCTGCATGATGCAGTTATAAAACTCTATGATCTTACGACCATTTAGTATTTCAATAATATCTGCAAATTCTGAGAAATCATTCTGATCATAATTACTAAGATTTAATATCTTTATAGCTTTTTCTTTCATAGCACCATAAGTGCAAACATTTATATTTCTAGCGTCGTCCTCGTCACCATGAATAAAAGCTTGTATTAAATGCTCAGCGTCATGACAATTACGTTCCCACTTATTGTTAGGTGATAAAGCGGCCAATACTCCAGCTGCTTTTGCAGTTGTTATATTGTTATTTCTTGCCAGTCTGGATGCTATTTCATGAGCGTTTTTATACCACTGCTGACCAGTGACACATTCGGCAGTTGTAGCCAATGCAAACTTAGCAATGATATGTCCAGCATTAGGTGAGAGTTGAGAAAATGAAAGTGACATAAGAATCAAATGATCTCGTTGCTAAGAGCATCATTACATTCTTTTTGCCATATTGCAAGAATTATATTTTTAGTGTGTTGAGATGCTGACTTATTAACTAAAGCAATTGGTAAGTCAGTGTTATCTGCAAACAATGGCACTAGGTCATTATTCCTAGCGTCCTTGATGTGCTTTTGGTCTTTTTTTCTTTTGTCCATGACAATATGAAAATTGGTTTACATCCCATTAAGCACTATTTCCCAAAAATATCAAGTAAAGAAAACTTAATTAATTATTAAATCAATTAAACTAATTGTCTTGATTGTCTTTTGATATCGTTACAGATCGCAAAAGCCATAAGCATAAATGCTCACCACTTGGAGAAAATGAACAAAAATAAAGAGCCAGAACCCAGTGATACCAGTCGATCTTAGTTGATATTTCTTTATATTTTAAGATCAAAGAGGCCATCGGGGGGAAATTCTGACGCTTCGATATTGCGAATAGGCTTCAGAAAATTATGTCAAAATTTAAAGGTCAAAATCTATGTTAAACTGAGTAATACCTCTATCTGTTAGTACATGTTTAGACATATTATTGAATACTTTAGGAGGAATAGTACATATATCAGCACCTAAGTTAAAGGCGGTACCAACAGACTGAACATCTCTAATAGAGGCTGCTAGTATCTTAGTATCTACTAGTTGTTTTTTGTAAACCTTACTAATATCAGCTATTAAACTAAGACCACTAAGGCTATTATCATCCATTCTACCGATAAACGGAGACACATAGGTTGCACCTGCTAAAGCACAGAGAATAGCTTGACTAACACTAAATACTAGGGTCATATTAACTCTTAAACCTATGTTAGAGAGATGTTTACAAGCTTTTAAACCTTCTATAGTACAAGGAAGCTTAATTGTAGCTACGTTACCGTAGTTTTTGTTAACAGTTAGTGCGTTTTCTATAAACTCCTTAGAATTGTCACCACGTACTTCAATACTTAGATCTTCTACTCCTAATTCGATTATATCTGTGTAAGTCTGCCAAGGATCTCTACCACTATGTCTGATAAGGGTAGGATTAGTTGTAATACCAGATATAAGACCAGTCATTAGATTAGGTTCTATATCTTCTAGTATTGCTGTATCTAAGAATAACTTCATTACATTTGTTTGGGTGTTGGGTGTAGGTGTTATAAGAATCTCGAAACCTCAGTCGAGATAAGATAAAGAGGAATAGTTGTCTACGAAGTAGGCAGCAATTCCTCTAAACCGCAGAGACGAGTCCACCCTTCTCCTCCCTGTATACATGGCTGACCGTAGCTAAACCCAGTTAGGGACTGAAGAGTTGGTCTTTTCAATTCTGTTAGCTAAATCACGTTGGTCTTTATTCATTCCAAGGACTAGATGGTTAGCAGAGGCTGTAGGGTTGTCTAAATAGTCTTGTAGCATAGATTGCCATTCTTCAGCTTTACGAGTCTTCACGGCTTCGTGAGCACTGATAGAGAGAGCATCTGTAAAGTACTTCACCCCTTGAGCTAGACAGTCTAATCTGTCATCATGTTTAACTGCACCTTTCTCTCTACACATCCTAGACATCTGGTAGAAGAGCATATACATAAGACGTAGTTCAGGAGGTTCATTTTTATTAGAAGCATAGTCCCATTCAATAACCTTTCTGTCTACTATTAACCTATGTTGGTTTAAGATAGGTTCTAAGGAGTCTATTATTCTGTCTTCTTTACGGACGTTAGCTCTTACTTCTTCTATGTCTATATTCAATGCAGTTTGTTGTAGGTGTTTCTTGAATAGTTCAGCGACTATACCATCACCAAAGTTAGTTTCAATAACTAGTTTAGTTACATTGTATCGTCTGCAACCTCTGAGTATATTGAGCAAGGTAGTATCAGAGTACCCGTCTCGGTATGCTCGCATTTCATGCAAGAATAGGTAGCCGTTTTTCTGAGATATGAATGCTGCGGCAGTTTCGTCAGTTCCTCTACCCGACGGATCGACGCTGCATATTGTTTCTGAATAGTCGGACCATTCTCCTTGGAGTTGCATTGGAGAGTAAAAATAATCTCCTGGGAGACCGACTGTGGGTAAATCTTTGATGACGTTTTGAGGGTCGGAGCACCAAACGATTCTATCGGGAGCAGTGTCCCTATTAACACTGGTGACAACAAGGTCAGCCATTTTAAGTGGGAATTTCTCTGCATCAGATAAGCTTGTGTCTAATTGGAACTGAAGCATGTAGTTAGAACGACCCATAGCTGCTTCACGTTCTACTAGATCGTCATTAGTGAATCTGTCAGGGTCAGTTACTTCCCATTCATCAACACCTTCTTCTATATCTTCTACTATTTGAGGAGCTAAGAGTCCTTCATATTGACTAAGTTTACCTTTTCTGGGGTATCTGGAGGGCCAAACAAAGGGACGATAGTTACGCTCAGCCAGCTTACGATAAACAGTAAAGGTAGTCTGAGGAGTCCCAAGGTAACAAATCCTAGAATCACTTTTTGGCGTGAGGATAGATTCAGCCTCTGTGCAAAGTTGAAGGAGTTTTTCACGCATCAACTCCGTCATACTGTTCCCTGGTACTTCTATGTCGTCCAAGACCATCAGGTCGGCACGACTCCCTGTTAACTGACCAGTAATACCAACACTTTTGACTGATGGAGCCTGGTGAGGAGAGCATTGAACGTCGAAGGAGATTCTTGACCATCTTGCTTCGTCGCTCTTTGGTTGAAGATGTTTTAACCATGGGGTTTCGATGATTAGTTTCTGCAAAAAGATTGACATGTTATCTGCACGTTCTTTAGACGCAGAGATAATCATGATCTTCTTTTCTGGATCTTTAAACAAAGTCCATAGAACGAATGCTCCAGTAATCCAAGATTTTCCGACTCCTCGGAAGGCTTGAATCTGGAGACGTTTAGGACCGTGTTGTATGTAGTCTGCTATAGCAAACTGTGCTCTAGTTGGAGGAGGTAGATCAAGCTGTTCCCATAAAGCGGTCAGAAACAGCTTGAAATCGTCCTGTAGAGCGGTTAATACGTCGCTCATGTATGTTTGGTTATCTGTTACTTTTCAGGCTACTTGTAAGCTCTTAAAGAAGGATATTTCTTTTTAAACTCTTTCAACTTACCTTCTTTTCGTGCTTTTTGCCACGCCTTATTGTATTTATAAACTTTATCGTTCCTATCTTTACCGTGGATCGCTTCATTCTTAGCTCTCATGCGATCACGCATAGTTATCTTTTTCTTCTTAGTTTCTGTTTTTTTGTTAGATAGTTTATCCTTCTTCTTACTATCATAGGATCTAGGAGACTGCCAGTAAGGTGTTTCAGATTTAGATGTGTTCTTCTTCTTATTAACAGTTAACTTCTGATTATTTCCAGATGTACCACCAGAATCAGTAGAACGTCCAGCGTTACCACCGCCAACTAGTTTATTTTTATTATGAACTCTGGTAGTCTTAGTAGTAGTAGTTTTGTTATTGTTAGATGATTTGTTCTTATTTCTTCTATTTGTTGCATCATCTTTAGCTAAGAGTTTTTCTCTACGCTCATTATGTGCTTTAGTAAGAGGGCTTTGTCCTGATAATTTTGTTCTTCGGAAAGTATCAACACCTTTTTCTCTACCAACCCAATGTTTTAGTCCACTTCCTAAATTTCTTAAATCATGGATGTAATTGTCTTTAGGGTTGAAGACTTTTCTGGTTTCGTCAATTCCTTCCCAAAGTAGTAAAGGAAAGGCAGCTTTACCAGCAACACCTCTAGCACCTGAGACAAATTTATTATTACCAACTACTTTAAGTACTTGATTTAAAGCTTTTACTCCTTTAGTTCTACCTAGTTTAGAAAGGTTAACTCTACTTAGTTGTTTAGCTTTAGTCCAAGGTTTTTTCTTTACATTTTCTGTAAACTTCTTACCCCATTTTACTTGACCTTCGCTTGGTATTATACTTTTACCAAACTTACCACCTGTCCTAGTTTTAACTTTAGTTTTAGGTTTAGGCGTATCCTTACCAGGTTTTAGTTTTTCTGTACCAGATTTTAGTAACTTCTGTTCGTTAGTACCTTTCCCTATATAAGGATTAGACTTACTACCTTTAACTTTCCATCTTCTATTAAAAGCAGTATCTGATTTAACTGTTCTACCTTGCCAAGCTTTTTTCTGTGTTTGACGTGGATTAAGCTTAGTTGTCTTAGTAGTTTTAGTAGTAGGCTTTTTCTTTCTAATAGTTAAGGCACTACTAGTCTTAGGTGTTTTTACTAATGACCCACCTTTCTGTTTTGGAAGTGCTTCATACTTAAATCTAGGTGAATCCTTAGATATTCTAACAATCTTACCACCAGGTTTAGTTTTTTCAAAGAGTCTTCTAGCATCTGCAGGTAATTCTTTAATACCTTGTATAAAACTCTTACCACCTGTGACAAGTTTATCGTGTATTTCACGAGTTATTTTACCAGCTTTATAAAGAGCATTAGCTGTTTTTCGGGTATCTTTACCGAACTTGTAAGTATCTTTAATACCTCTGACGAGTCCTTTATCGCCTTTGTTTATTTTTAACAGTTTATTTGATCTGTTAGAAATTTTATTTAAAGCACTAGATGAGCGTTTAATTAATGCACCACCTTTTTCAGCAGCTTTCCTAGCTCTTCTAGCTGCATTAAAAGCTTTTCTTGATATCCATCTACCGTCATAACCTCTGACAGTATAAGCTTTTGTAGGATGCGGAGTTCCTGGTTTTATTTTATCTGAGGGTGGTCTGCGATTTCTTTTTTTGTCAGCCATCTATCTTGTTTAGTATTTTACCTCTTTGCTCAAAGTAAGACTCTTTAGCCTTTCTCATATCTGAGTAATCTTTGGCATCGGCTTTATCCTTTGCGGATTCATAGGTAGCCGTTCCTGTAAATTTATCCATCAGTTAATATGGTTTAAAATTAATTGTTCTCTGGATTTATTATATCCAAATGTTTGACGCATCCAATCACGCCAATTATTACTACCCTTGCCCTGATTACATGCTCGACAAGCTGGGACTAGATTACTTGTCAAGTCTTCCCCGCCATTAGTTTTAGGTTTAACATGGTCGAGTGTAAGTTGATTGATTTCATAGTTGTTTCCGCAATAAACACATTGACAATTGAATTTTTCCTTAATGGCTTTTCGCCACAAACGCTTTGCGTCAGGACTTGTCATGGTTATCAAATTATAGAGGTAGTGTTGAGGGCTTGGTAGTAAGGGGGTCATTTACGAATTTTAAGTCTGCTTTTTCTATTAATAGATGGAGATTGTGTTCTCCCTTGAGTGGTACTTCCTTTATAATGAGCAGCATCTTTGCCGTCACCGTTACCGTAAGTACCTAGTTTTCTATTAAGTTTATTAGCATTAACTCTTAATCGTAACCCTTTTTTCGATTTGTTATACGCTTTTTGTTGGGCTTTATAATTACCGTTAGCGTACTTTGCTCCTATGGCCATTTAATCTGCTCTGTACAAGTTCAGGATCGACTGTAGGCATAATAGCGGCTAGCTTAGATAAAGGATTACCTTCCATAGCTATACCGCTAATGTCATTAGTCTTCAGCCATTCACAGGCTGCTTTTAAATCTTGGGTAGTTGCTTCGCCACTTTTGACTCGTTTTAGAAACTCTGTTGTGACGAGGTTATGTAGCTCATTAAATTGGTCTTCAGTGGCTCGTTTTTTCATTCCTTCATTCCTGGAAATAGATTTCTTCTGACGATTTCTACTGCTTTATCGTCAATAGTATTATCAGTTGA